CGTTCCGGGTGCCGCAAGCGGAGTCCGGCAGCACTACTCTATGAAACACGCCGGGAAAGTAGATCAACTTGACCGCGCACGAACCGTGGTATCCCGGATCGATCTCGACGATCCTTCAATCGGCGAGGTTCTCGTAGCCGTCCGCCTCCTGCAGCATCTTCAGGGCCTCCGCCCTATCCGCCTCGGTGGCGTCCGGATCGTGCATGACACGGCCGAACTCGGCCTTGGTCATCGTGCTCTTCGCCGCTGCGGCGGTGAGCATGTCGAGCAATGACATACCTTTAAGCATGTATCCTCCTCCTTCTGTACTTGACGTACTCCTGCAGCTCGGCCCATCGGCCGGGCGTCATGTCGATCGGCTCCTTGCCGTTCCATACCTTGTTCTTCCAGTACCTCAGGCTATTGCGCCTATTGCCCACGATGTCGATGTGGGCATACGGGAAGTGCATGGTAGGCACGACGCGGTCAACTGCGAACGTCAGGTGGAACGACAGCGGAACGCCGTCGGCTTCGCAGTCCGGCTTGACCAGGCAGTGCGTGTCGTTGCGCCACCTGTTCAGGAAGTACACGGTCTCCATGTCGAACTCGTCGCCATGGTTGCCATCGCAGTCGATGACGATGAACCGTGTGCCCTTCAAATTTTCCGCCAGGTACACCTGGTCCTTGTAGGCAACGGCATCCGCCAGGGACATGCAACCCTCGCTCCATTTGATCATCGGCTTGTTGGCCGCAGAGCACGGCACCCATCTGTTCTGGACCTCAGGTATGGTGGAACCATAGGGGTGCTCGGGATACTGGAGCCAGTCGACGTCTGTGAACTGGCCGCTGGATCCGACATCCCTCGGCTTGCTGCGGCTCAGCTTGAACACGTCTTCGCTGGCCGGACCACGGTACAGGTCGGAGCGGTGATACCCGTTCCAATAGTTCTCGTAGTCCTTCGGCCTGATGGCCTTGCCGACCTTCGCGCATTCCTCCTCGATATCCTCGATCGGGATGTGCTTCAATCCCCACACGTACATGATGTGGTAGATCGACTCGTTCTGCGATACGAGGATCATAGATACCTCCTTCACTTAGCAACGTCCGTTCATGCATCTCACCCAGTCGGTGTTGTACACCACCTGGGCCTTGGGATCGGCGTCCGTTGCCCACAGCCCGTAACCCGGTACCTTGTGGGCATACATGTGGAACGCCATGATGCGGTCGATCCTCGTGCTCTGCAGCTCGGAGAGCGCGACGTTCTCCGTGCGTCCCATCGTGACCACGCGCTGGATGTCCCTGCGCATCGGCGAGTCCTGGTCGCCGAAGACGATGACGTTGCCCCAGTGCTTGCCGAGCACGTGCTTGCGGAGGATCGCATAGAACTGCACGCATTCATTGCAACCTCCGATCAGGTACGAGAGCTTGTCCGGATCGGGAAGCTCTGTGTTGGCCGCCCAGTATTCGCTGCGGCCGCTCGTGATGATCAGGTCCGCATTGGCCTGATGGCGCAACGTGTCGATCAGGCTGATCATGGTGCCTGCGATACCCGAGGGGATCGACCCGCTGGTATCCAGGATGATCAGGTTCGGAGCCTGGTCGCTGCCCTGCCAGTGCCCGACGTTGCATCCTAGCTTCTTGTTGTACCCGTCCATCCACATGGAGTTGGACAGGTTCAACTTGATCGCATTGGCGATGTCGTCGAGGAACGTCGGGAGCAGCTTCAACTGCTGCAGCTCCTCTACGTTCACGTAGTACCCGAGGTCGCCGATGTAGCGGTCGACGGTCTGCTCTTCCCAATCGACCTCGGCTTCCATGAAGCCGTCGCTTGGATCCAGGCCACCGCCCGTCTCCCTGTACTCGGCGCTCCCGGTCCGCTCCATGGCGGCATCGGACCAGCCGCAGGTATCGAACCCCGGATTGTCACGGTACTCGGCCTCGACCATGCGCACCTCCGGCACGTTGATGCGGAGCCCTGCGACCGAGTGTTCGCTGATGCCGAGCAGCTCCCTCCACTTAATGTGCGGGAACTTGTTCGCGAGCGTGCGCCAGAGTACGGCCTTGACGAGCTTCTCGTCAGACCATCCCCTCGGCTTCATGATGTACGGGATACCGAGCTCCCTTGCCTGGCTGGCATCCTTTCGCCCATCGCACACGTAGAGTTTCGGCAGCGGGATCGTGCCGATCTTCAGTTGATACATAGCCTTACCTCCTCCTTAGAATTCGACAGTGTCCTCGTCGTCCCTGCCGTCGTCGAACTGCACGGTGGACAATACATACTGCATGTCCTCCCAGCAATCCTGCTCCTGCAGGTACTCGAAGATCTCTTTCAGAGACCAGTCCTTGAAGTCGTTGAGCGGCATGCCCGTGGTATCCACGTTGCAACCCTTCAGGGCATCGGCGATCTGCTGCTGCACGCTGCTCTTCTGCTTGCAGATCTGCACGAGCTTGTCGCAGACGACGGCATCGAACATGGCCGTGACGACCTTCCGCTTCGTGTCCCAATCGTCTCCCGTTTGGTCGCCCTGCTTCATCCAGGTGTACAGCTTGACAACCTCCCTCGGCGTGAGGATGTTGTACTGATCGCTGTCCTCCTTGATGAAGGGAGTAATCTCCTTGGGATCGGCACCGAAGCGGTCGCGGAACCAGCGGCACCAATGAACGGCATCGAAGCTGAGCTCGATGAACTGGAACCTGTTGCGCACGGATGCCGGGATGATCCCCGGGCTTGCGACTTGGTTGCTCGCAGCCACGATGAACACGTCGGGCAGCTTGCGACCGGACGCCATGATCCTGTCCTGGATCAGCGTGAGGCACGCCGACCAGAGCATCGGCGGTGCTTCGAGTATCTCGTCGAAGAACAGGATGTCGCCGTCCTTGAGGGAAGCCATACGAGAATCATCGAAGACCTCCAGCTTCTTGCTCTCCTGATCCGGCATGCGAATACCGCTGACTTCGCTCGGCACAGTATTGCTGAGGATAAACGTGACAACGTTCACTCCCATCTCCTCGGCGAACTCGTACAATCCCTGGGTCTTCCCGATACCGGGAGCCCCGATGAAGCACGGCACCATTTCCGTGCGGTGCGGGTACATGGTCTGCAACACAGGTTTGACCATGCTCGTTTTCAAATGAGTCAATGGTTACACCTCCTCGAACGTGTCGATGAACTTGATGAACTCCTGCGCACACTCGTTGCACAGGTAGAGATGCCGCACCGTGTACCTCGTCGGCGGCAGATATTTGTTGCAACTGGAACGAGGACTGCGCCTGTCCGCCCTCGGTTCCCGCTTCCTGACGATCACATCATACATGTCGTCCGATGGTGGCGGTGTACCGCAAACGGAACAGGGAGACTGCTTGCTCATTCGTACCTCCAATCGTCGTCGGACTCCATCTCCTCTATCTCGCGTTGCCTGTCGGCCAGCTCGTCATAGTATCCGTCCAGTTCGATGGCGGTGTCTATGCAAAGCAGGGCGAGCGGACATCTCTCGCACTCGCCCTGCCTGTTCAGGTACTGGCCGATGCAGTCGGCGCTCATGGTGCCCAGACTTTCTTCGGCGGCTTGCGCATGTACTCAAGCTCGCGGAGCAAGTCGTTGTTGAATTCCATGATCGCCTCCACCGCAAGGAGCTGGAGCTTCACGGCTTCTTTCTGGTTGCCGTTGCGCATGGCCTGCAAGCAGGCATCGTAGCTGAGCTTGGCCTGCCGCAGGCTGCCGTTGAGGCTGGTGAAATCGGGCTTGTACTTCTGTGCCATAAGATCACATCTCCTCAAGGGTCATTGAGATATGGCCGCCTTCGAGCAGCTCGTATTCGAGAGTGCCGAAGTGGATCTCGAAATCCGGAGAGCCGGTGAGCTTCCTGATCTTGTTCAGCAGCCCCGTCCTCTCGGGCATGTTCTCGAACAGGTTCTTCAGGACGCGCCTGTCATCGTGCGCATTGTTGACCGAGGCGAGGATGAGGATCCCGTATTCGACATGGTACAGGACCATGAATCCTTTCTCGTAGTACATGGGCATGACGCCCTCTTCGGTGAGCTTCGCCGTAACGCTCCGCCTCACCTGGCTGTCTTCGTCCTCGATGAACTTCTCGCATGCGTTGAACGCGATACGGGATAGGTCATTGACGTTGTCGTAGGAACCTACGATATCGTTCCCGAGAACCTTGCGGACCAGGTCGCCTGCTTTCACCAGCGCCTCGGCATCCTCGTTCTCCACCGCCTCGATTATCATTTCAAGCAGGTAGAGCTCGGCGGTTCCGTCGCCGAAATGCATGGCGAGGATGCGAAGCTCCTCAAGGGCGGCCTGCTTCAGGTCGGCTGGAACCTCCTCGCCGCCGATCGTCAGGGTCAACACGAGCCTGACCTCGTTGCTAATGGAGAGCATAGTTCCTCCCTTCTGCTAGTGGACCACGAGGGTCCAGATGGAAACGGACAACATCAGCGCGGCGATAACCGCAGCGTCGAAAGAGTTGCGGTAGTATCCGTACACCGCAACGAACAGCCCGCCGACCAGGGTCAGCAGGGCTGCAATACCGATGACGAGTTCCATGCTCGCCACCTCCTTCCAACAATACGAAAGCAGGGAGGCAGGAGGCACGATGCCCCCTGCTCCCCAATGGTTCTACCTACTTGCCGATGGCGGCCTTCTTCTCTGCCGCCTCCAGCGCCTTGCGATCGTCGTACGCCTTCTGGCGAAGGTAGTACGCCACGGCATCGAACGAACGCGGAGACGCCACGGCCTCGATGTTGCCGTGGATATCCAGTGTATACGTCATGCTGCTCACCCCCTTGACAGATCGCATGACAATACGGGAAGAGCCACCGGCTTGCAGGACATCCAGGTCGTTTCCCCTACAGCGGGATACCGGAGCGAGAGAAAGGAGTAAAAGAACTCCGGCATCCCGCAACCCAGATGTCCTACGAGCCGATGGCTCGTGGTGGTTGCGGCGGCACTGTAACTGCAGCTTACCGTACCGCCTTGCGTAATCCCGGATGCACGCATGCTCCGGGCTGCCCGGTTCTATGCCGAGCCCATTACCTTCTTTCTACTTGATGATTGCGGAGCTGGCGGGAACGACGTAGTACCGCCAGGACTTGCTGCCCATGTTGAGCATCTGCGCCGTCATGTTGGCGCTGACCTCGTCGGGCGACTTGGACACCAGGTAATACCTGTCGTCGCCACGCCTGCCCTTGATCACGTAGAACATTGCGTCCTCCTTCTCTCGTGACCAACCAGTTGCCTGCCCCGGCTTGCTGCTAGCTCAAAAGAAAACTAAAGCAAAAGAAAAGCAAGCAGAGCCTGGAGCCCGGGTGCTTCGGCCGCATAGCGGCCAGGCGCACCCGGCAAGCCCTATTGGTTCCATCGCCACTGGCCGTAGATGTCGGGCTCGACGCCCAGTTCCTCGGCGAGCTGGTCGACGAACGGATCCCAGGTTATCCTGGGCGCGCTCCACATAGGGAGCACGGTGAACCTGCGCTCACCGGACCACAGGCGGAGTTCCTTCCACCTGACATGCCCGCCGAGGTCGCATTTACGCGAGCACTCGACGTGCTCAATGCGGCTCGGGTACATGTGGCCGGTGAAACCGCTGTCGCGCCAGTGGACCTCGGCGCAGACCTGGCCGTCCCAGCACCTGTAGACCGACAGGTCGACAGGTACGTGGTCCTCGGTACCGACGTAGTAACGCTCGCTAGTGCTTGCCATGTTGATCCCTTTCTCCCGTCGTAACACAGCGATCGAGATGCACGCATGCATCCCGGTCGATAGGTTATTCCGAGTAAGTTGGATAGCGTTGCCCGGCTTACGCAGCGACAAGCGGAGACTCGCAAGACGCTCGCTCGACGTATCCGGCAACATGGCAAAAAAGGAACAACAGACCGATGCGGCCCGAGTTCCCTTCGGTGGAGCGGACATCAGACCTACGAGGTCTTCTGTCCCTGGCCTTGGCCGTTCTGCGCCCTCTCCAACCGGTACACCCGGTTTTCGAGCTTGTTCAACACCTCGGTCTGACGCTTCTGCGTCTCCGACAGGTTGTTGACGGCGACGGCGAGGTTGTTGAAGGCTTCCGCCTGTGCCTGTGCGACACGACGGGCCTTCTTAGCCTGCTTCTTGGCCTTCTTGGAACCGGTATCGAAGTTCCCCATCATCATGGGCAGCATCTTCATCGTGATGCCAGCTTCGAGCAGGGTATCCATAGGCAGGTTGATAGCCATTGCAGCCTCCTTCTCAGGGAAAAGGGTCCCTAAACCCGATACCCACTGTTGTAGTGGATTCAAAATCACCAAGCTACTGTAAAACCGAAGGTATCATTCTCCATTAGGAATAATAGGCTACTAGGTACCATGGGGGGGTATGGGTATATGGAGAATATGAGTTTGATTATTTCTTTTGTATCCATCCAGCCACATTTTTTCCTGCCCCATGAGGCCCGCTGGGAAAAAAGTGCTGCCAAGTGAGCTGGGCGAACCGGAACCTGGACCACCGAGTTCGCTAGGTTAGTTAAAGGACACCCACCCACCATCATTCTTCTCCATGATGTGATGGGTGGTGTTGTTTGTTTATTTGCTTGCTTTGTCTATCTGTGGACACAGTTCTCCCGAGGTGCGAAATGCTCTCCTTTTAACGAGGATCCCTCACCCTATCCCTTGGGACTTGCGGAGCATTGCGACTTGGGTATCCGCCCTTCCGTTCCGCAGCTGGGGCCGAACCACCCCATGCCTCACTGCTAAGTCAGCGGCACATGGCTGCCTGGTATCGAGGGGGCGGTGTCAATGGCATCTTACGGCGTTGGAGTCCTGCCCGCTCGCCAGATGACCCCGTTATTCGACTCGCACCTTTCGGGTGGGTACGTTTGAAGCGGCCGACGGGGAACGGCCCTATGGCTTAGGGTATCCTGTGCTTCGCGTTGCTTCCGGACGGGCGCTATGCCGGCCGGACGGTTACATGATACCACGGATGGAACACGACACGGTGTTGATTTTCGAAACTGATCGCCCGTCCTTCCATTTTCCATGCCCTTCTGCTATCATGGCCGCGACGGAACTAGGAAACGGGGCCGACATGAACACAGACTTCAAGATGCCCGTCAGGGTCGTCAACGGCGGCCAACCGGGCGGCGTGGCCACATTGGACCAGGACGGCAAGCTCCCGTCGGAGCAGCTGCCGGAGGACATAGACGCGATCGTGTCCGGTTACATCGACGGCTACCTGGAGGACCACCCGATCGAGGACATGGTCGACGATTGGCTCGAAGACCACCCGGAGGCCACGACCACCGTGGAGGACGGCGCCATCACGGTCGACAAGCTCGCCGCGGACGCCCTGGCGCTGATCGGCTCCAAGGTGTCCCCGGGCGATTACGCGCCGATGCTTCGCGCCGGCGTTGCTGACGCGCTTTCCAGCTCTTACGGCGAGACCGAAACGTTCGCTCAACGCGTGAGCAATTACGGCGGCTCTGTCGAGATTCAGAGCATCCTCGGAAATACCGTCGTGGAGAGCGGCGAGCTGGTTAGCGTGAACATTAGCGGCATCGAGACGACGGGAAGGAACATCGCACCGACTGACGACCCCGCGAACCCAGATGCCAACTACGAGAGCAGCGGCGGCGGCACAACACCTGTTACATATGATTCAACGGTCAACATGTATACAACGGCGAATCACAGGGTATTGTGTTTCCGAAACTTACCAGCAGGAAAATGGACGCTCTCGGCAACAATAAAACGAAACCCCGCAGGAACATCGCAATATTGCGCAATAGGAACCGTGAGCGGCGTAGTATTCGGTTTGTACGTAAGCCAAGTAACAGACCAACCGTTACGTTATAGTTTTACATTCAACGTGCCGGAAAACGGAACTTTCAAAGTCGTGTTTTACAACGCTGCATTCTGGGACGATATCCAGATGGAAAGCGGCGCGGATGCAACGCCATACAAGGAACGCGAGACGCATACATATGAAATCCCCGCGAGCACGTACTTCCCGCAAGGTATGCGCGGCGCTGGCAGCGTGCACGACGAGCTGCAAAACGACAAAGCTGTGCAGCGGATTGGCGCGGTTGATTTGGGAACGCTGACGTGGGAGAAGTACGATGTACCGCAAGGTACGCTTTTTAGAGCGGTGCATTCAGATTTCAAGGGCGGTATGGAAAACGATAATTTCATCTGCACGCGTTATCCATCAAAAACAATGGCAACTCGTGCAGATAAAACCATATCAAGCGCTTGGCCGACATACATAGACGTAATCGATGATGATTACTCAGATGCGGATACGTTCAAATCCGCCATGTCTGGCGTATATCTCTACTACGAGCTAAACATGCCAACAACGCAGACTATAGACCCACCTTTGAACCTGACGTATCCAGTCGAAGCAGGCGGCACGGAATCAATCATCGTACCGACTGGCAGCACGAGCGCGGCACCGACGTTCGTGACGCTCTACGCATACGACGCGGACGGGATTATCGACAAATCGCAGAGCATCGTGGCGCAGGTTGAGAGCGGCGTTGCGTCCACCAACTACGCGGTGAACAGCTATCTCGTGATGCGCGGCGTGTTGTATCGCGTCACCAGCGCGATTGCCACGGGAGAAACCATCACGCCTGGCACGAACTGCACGGCAACCACTGTTATGGATGAAATCGTCAGACTGACCGCTTAGAAAGGACATGAACCATGGCGGAGAACACGACAATCTACCTAGTGACCGACGTTAAGACCGTGCCGGACGGCGATAGCTACGCGGCCATCTACAACACCACGCAGCACCGAAGCCGCTTGAAGGCAGAAGCACGCTACCATGACGCGCTTGCAAAGGCCGCGCTGATGGACAACGTGATTTCGGCGGGCGCGTACCTCATGACCAACGAGGGCTTCTACATCGATTCGAAGGTGTTCGCGATCAACGCGCAGCCCGTGCCCGAAGTCGAGGCGGAATAGGATAGGGGTGATCCATCATGCTCCTGTTCGAATCGTTCCTAGCGCCGGTGCGCGACTGCTTCCCGGCACAGGTGGCCATCGTCGCCCTGTTGATCCTGATCCTGCTCGATTGGATCTTCGGCATAGGCAACGCGATGATGAAGCACGAGTTCTCCAGCGAGAAGATGCGCCAGGGCATCGGGCACAAGTGCTCTGAACTCGGCTTCGTGCTCGTGGGCATCGTGGCTGACGCCATGATCACAAGCGGCCTTGACATCGGCTTCGACGGCCCGGTGCTCACCACTGTCTCCGTGTACCTGTGCATCATGGAGATCGGCTCGCTCATGGAGATCTTCGCCAAGATCAACCCACAGCTGGCCGAGTCCCCGGTGTTCAGGCTGCTCTCTTCCGTGCACATCATCAACGATGACGAGGAATAGCAGATGCTCAACGTGATAGACATCGCGTCGCATCAGGCCGGTATCGCACCGTCTGCTACGCCGGCCGATGTGGTGATAATCAAGGTGTCCGGCGGCACGAGCTACGTCAACCCGTATTGGCGCAGCATGGCCGAGGACGTCCTGAAGTCCGGCAAGCTGCTCGGCTTCTACCAGTACGCATGCGAGTACGGTAGCGAACCGGGCGGCAGGGCCGAGGCGGAGTTCTTCTGGAACCTCGTCAAGGAGTACAAGGGCAAGTTCGTCCCGATCCTCGACTGGGAGAATCACGCCTGGGACATGCCCGTGTCCTATGCCAAGGCGTTCCTCGACCGGATCGCCGAGCTGAGCGGTGCAACGCCCATGTTCTACGGCGGCGCGAGCGACGTGAACAACAAGGACTACAGCTCGATCTCCAAGTATCCCCTGTGGATGGCGAGCTACCTGTACCGCTACGAGGGATCAGGGTTCGTCGTCAGCCCCGTCAACACGTGGGCCACGGGATCCTGGGGCAATATGACAATGTACCAGTACACGAGCACCGGGCGCATCCCCGGATACGACGGGCCGCTCGACCTCTCGTGCTTCTACGGCACGAAGGAGGACTGGAAGAGGCTTTGCGGAGGAGAGACAATGGCCAACAAGATCGAGACGATGTGCAAGGAAGCCATCGCCATTGCCAACGACGACAGCCACGGTTACAGCCAGGCGGTCAGGTGGCTGCCCGATTTCGACTGCAGCAGCCTCATGTACTACGTGGCGGATAAGGCCGGCTTCGGCGTCGGTCGCGGCCCGGAGAAGACCAGGTACACCGGCACCATGCCGTCCGACTTCAAGGCCGCCGGGTTCACCATGTACGACCGTGGGGCCGTCGAGCCGTACCGTGGGTGCATCCTGCTATGGGATCCGTGGGACAGCGGCGGCCATACGGAGCTGTGCATAGGCGGCAACAAGGCCGTCGGCGCCCACTGCTCCGAGACCGGCGGTATCTACGGGCAGGCGGGCGACCAGACCGGCAACGAGATCAGCGTCGCATGGATGAGGAACGATTACGATTTCGTCCTCTGCCCGCCCGCCGAGAAGGACGAGCCGGTCCAGAAGCCCGGCAAGACCGTCAACGACGAGGGCCTGAAGTACCGGGCGCACGTGCAGAACCTGGGCTGGTGCCCATGGGTGCGCGACGGCCAGTGCGCCGGGACCACCGGTTTCTCCCTGCGCGGGGAGGCTATTGAGATCGAGCCGCCGGAGGGCGTGGAAATCGAGTGCTCGGCCCATATCCAGGACATCGGCTGGAAGTGCTACGGCATCGCCAAGCACGATGCGCCGCTCGTCGTCGGCACTACCGGCAAGGCGCTGCGCATGGAGGCCCTGATGCTCCGCGCAACGAAGATGCCGAAGGGCAAGAAGCTCCAGTTCCAGGTCCATCAGGTCGATACGGGCTGGAAGGCCTGGACCGATTCCGGGTTCGCATCCGGCAGCGACGGCCTGTACAAGCGCCTCGAAGCGTTCAGGTTGAAGATCGTCAAGGCATAGTGCATAATGCAATCGCCATTTTCACCTCCTTAGAATGGCATCTGCATCAGGGGGAGCCGTTGGACCGTCCGGCTCCCCCGACCTTTTCTCACATCAGCTTCTCATGCGCTTCGAGCACCAGGTCCCATGGTGTGCGGTACCATCTGACGGCCTCCTTCTCGCGGTACCAGTTCTTGATCCCCGCATAGTGCTTGATCCAGCACTCGGCATCCGTGCATCCGCACCATTTCGTGCCGTTGTACCTCTTGTCCAGCACCTTTATGCGCCCCTGGCACAGGCACGTCATGGCGTCCTGGTCGACGAACTGCAGCCAGTGGTTGTCCAGGCAGTCCGCGATAATGTCCGCCCTGCCGTCCCTTAGCATCTCCAGGTTCATGAGCGTCACGCCCGCATTGATCGATACGATGCCATCGCGGTTGTGGTGAGGCTCCGAGCATCCGGCCCAGTAGTAGCCGTCCATGTCGGTTTCCCAGATTGCGCTGATGTCCTTCCGCACCATGGTATCGACGTCGAGTGATAGCACCCTGTCGAGATGCGGCAGCAGGTAGCAGAACATCGGGCGGATCATCGCCATGTAGGTGAACTGCGTCAGCATGTTCGGCCCCTTCGGATCGTACCATTCCTTCCATCTCTCGCTCACGTCCATCACGTGCACGATGTCCGGTAGCTCGACCGGGAACTCCGGATCCTCGATCATGAGCCACACCTCCTCGACGTTGCTGTTCGCTATGAGCGACTTGCTCGCAGCGATCATCCCGCCGTACAGGTTCTTGGTTCCCGTGTAGACAGCGGCCCTAGTCATCGAACCCACCTCCATGCACTTCCCTGAATATATGCCCGCAGTAGCATCTCGTGTCCGCGTAGATCGGTATGCCCGCCCGCTCGCACTGCTCCGCGAAGTACAGGTCCTCCGACAGGCAATGCCCGTTGTTGTAGTTCACCCAAAGGAAATACGGGTACACGAACTTTTCGAACACCTTCATCTTGATGAGCGTGAAGCCGAGTCCCCCGCCCTTCACCTGGATGAGATCGTAGCCTTCGTCGCGTGCTTCCCTGATCTCCTCGGGTGTCACCTGCTCCATGTAGTTCAACTGGCCGAGCTTGCACAGGTTTGTCCTGAGAACCTTGTCCTCCGGGTCCTGCGACCTGTGGTCGTAGTATCCCATGACGACCGGGAGATCGTGTTCGAGCATCATCTCCAGATACTCCGGCTTGAACGTCATGTCGTTGTCCACGAACAGCATGTGCGTTGCTTCTGCGAGCTTCGCCTCGTGCACGCACAGGTTCCTCGCCTTGTCTACCGTGTATCCACGGACATAGTTGAAATCAAGATCGTATTCCCAGTAATCGGAATCCATGTCCAGCAACCTGCCGGCCAGGTCCCAAATGCATTTCATCGTATCCGGGTAGATGTTCTCGTAACACGGTACCGTTATCATCACCTTGCACATGAGCTGTCCTCCTTACTTGAATGCTGACCGTTTTATGATATCATGGCGGCATGGCGGATATGAGCAACATAGTCGATTTCAATAACTCGGACGGCCTGCCGCCAGACGTCGTCAGGAAGCTCAACAACAATTTCTGGCATGTCGTCATGAAGATGTTCGATCCCGATGTCGTCATGGTGTCCGGCGCCACGCTCCCCGAGCCTAGGACGAACGAGACGCTGTTCTACAACACCGTCACCGGCGACCTGTACATCTGGTTCTATCACGAGAACTTCGATCCGAACGTGTACACCGAGCCGTATTGGGGATGGAAGTTGGTAGATATCGGCTTCATCCATGTCGAAAACGACAATCCCGGTCACAGCTCGTACATCAGGCAGCGCGAGTTCATCTGGTACGATACGAGTACCGCTACGATATACCTGTGGTTCAAGCCGTCAGGCCAGATGTCGGCCGGATGGCACAGTTTGAAGCAGGCGGTGAACGGGTACATAGTGGATTGGCTCGGCGTTCAGTCGAACGTGAACTTGCTGAAGTCGATACTCGGTATCAGCTAAGGAGGAGACATGGCGTACGATCCGGTGATGTACAATCCGTATGGCAGCTACATGCCGAGGCAGCAAGCCGTCAACGGGCTCAACTTCATCGATGGCGAGGGCGACCTCGATTCCCTGAGGATGCCGCCCGGATCCGTCAGCCAGCCGTATTTCCTCAAGGATTCCAACAGGTTCATAGTGGTCACGTTCGACAACATCGGCGGCAGATGTCTGGGCTCATGACATGCGAGGTAAGCTGTTCGCACCGGGTTAACCGAGCATGTTTTGGGAACGGGCCAGTTCGCAAGGGCTGGCCCTTTTTGCTATACTTTGCCCAACATGCTTCGATCATAAGGAGATGCCATGGCACTCGATCTCGGTAACGTCACACCGCAACCGTCGGGCAGCATGCCGGGTGGAAGCGGCGGTGGATACAGTTGGCAGGAGTTCAACAACCTCAGGCAACAGATAGCCGCAAGGAACCAGGCACTCAACGTCCAGGGCCCCGATTACTTCTCCGGCTACAACGGCACCCCGAACACGTGGCGCGATTTCATGGATGCGCGGAACCAGGAAACCGGTGGGTACACCGGCTATCAGGGGCAGGACCGTTCTCCGTTCAGCCTTTCGGGCGGGACCGAGGGCCTCTACAACGGCAAGTACCGCAAGGCGAACACGTACGATCAGCTCGCAATCGCCGCAGGCGAGGCCGGTAAATGGTGGATGAACCTTCCCGGAGAGATCGCCGGGTGGGCCGGTGTCGAGCAGGCCAAGAAGGATTGGACGTTCGACGCGAACAAGTTCG